TAGGCCACCAGACCAGTAGGGTATTGACCGGCAATATCTGCCGGTATACTACTGCGTTGTGGCAAATCAGAATAAACGGGCATCGTATTCCAAGGTCGCCAAACATTTTGGCGTAAGCGCTTCCTCCGTGCAGTTTTGGGAAAAGCACGGGTTTGATAGAGACTGGTCTACGGAAGAGCAAGAAGCGTGGCGAAAGACCTATACAAAGGACCGACTCGTAGACCCGCCGCTGCTGCAAAAGAAAAAGGACAAAGCCAAACCGGCAACATCTGCCGAGCCGGTGCTTGACTACAAAGAGGCACGCACACAGAAGTTGGCAAAAGAGATTGAGCGCTTGTCCATCATCATCGGGCGCGAGAAGGGCGAACTGGTGCCCGCTGCCGAGATGCGCGAGACTGCAACCCGCGTCGTCTCTGTCTGGTGCTCCGAGCTGGACGCACTGGTGGGCGACCTGCCGGGGCAGTTGGCGGGACTGACCGAGGCCGACATCCAGCCAAAACTTCGCAGCCGGATTGAGCTGCTCAAGGCCAACGCACGGGAAGGGTTTGCCAGCCTATGAACCCAATTCTGGAAGGATCTCAATCTGGAATTATCCTCGCCTACTCAGGCGATCCGCTGGACTGGCTGGAGCAGTACGTCCGACTGCCGCACAGCTCCCGCTCGACGCACTTTGACCGGCAGACCGCCCCGTGGTGGAACGCAGTGTTTGCCGATTTTGCGGATCCGTCCTGTCGGCAGACTTTTGTCCAAGCCTGCACCGGCGCGGGCAAGTCTACCGCACTGGAGGCGCTGGTTTGCTGGGCAGTGGCTCAACAGCCAGGGCCGATGCTCTCCATCACGCAGACCGACGCGACCAGCGCCGAGTGGATGGCAACGCGGTTGCTCCCGGTGCTCAACACCTGCGAACCGCTCCGCGGGTTGATGCCAACCAACCGGCACCACGTCAAAAAGGACGGCATTTATTTTGCGCACATGCCGCTCATGCTGGGAGGCGCAAACACCTCCAACGCGCAGGAAAAGTCCGTGCAGGTTTTGTTCCTCGACGAGTGCTGGCAGTACAGCGACCTGATCACTCAGTTCAAAAAACGGTTGCACGACCGTTGGAACGGCTACGCGCTGCTGACTAGCCAGAGCTTTGAGGAGCCTCACCAGCTCACCGAGGAGTGGAGATCTGGTGAGGAGTACCAGTGGTGCCACTCCTGCCCGGGGTGCTCGGAGTGGGTTAAACCGGCGTGGACTGACATTAAGTACGAGGAGGCCAAAAACGAAAATGGCGAATGGAACTGGGGAGCACTCGTCAAAACGGTGCGCCATGAGTGCCCGCACTGCGGGCACGTTACGCCAGACACGACGGCAGCACGCCGAGCACTGACCCAACGCAGCGAGTGGAGGACCGAGGGCAACGATCACGTCGAGGGCCACCGCTCCCGACGGGTGTCCGCCCAGTCCGTCTACTGGATCCGCTGGAGCGACCTGGTGATCCAGTGGTGCCAGGCGTCTGATGCTCGACACCTCGGGGTGCTCCAACCGACCAAGGACTTCCGTATGCAGCGATTGGCCGAGCCTTGGAAGCTGGAGGAGGAAATGCCCGCGTTGGAACTGGAGGCGTCGGAATATTTTGTAAACGAGTGGCAGGACGGCAGGCCGATGCCCGAGGAGGCTGCACGGGTTTTTACCGTGGATTGCCAGCAGGATCACTACTGGGGGATTTGCCGAGTCTGGCTCAAGGACGGGCACAGCCGCTTACTCTGGGCGGGCAAGATCCTAACGGTGGACCAGCTCCGCGAGATCCAGACTCGGCTCAAGGTTCCTGACAAGCGCACGCTACTGGACGCGGGCAACAGTTTCCACGGGCGCATCTACGACACCTGCGCGCGCTACGGGTGGACGGCGCTCATCGGGCGCGCCGAGGATCATTTCACTGTAAGAGGGCAAGACGGCAAACCCATCCGCCGCTACTACTCAGCGCCCGACCGCGTAGTTGCGCCGACCTACAAGGACGCCAACGGCAAGCGGGTGTTTGTCACTTTTTTTTACTGGGCGTCTGACCCGATCAAAGACATCCTAGCCAACCTTCGCAACACGGGGTCGCCTGTCTGGGAGTTTCCCCAGGACGCACCGCCCGAGTACGTCCGGCACCTCAACAGCGAGCGCAAGCGGGCAACGGTGGACAAACGAACAAAGAAGACGCGCCTTCGGTGGACCGCTACAGGCCGCCCGAATCACATGTGGGATGCCGAGGCGATGAACGTCCTAGCCGCGCAGATCCTTGGCATCTTGCCCGATATGGCGAGCACTGCACCAGAGGTTGACGAGCCTCCCGCGACAGAGTAAGTTTACGGCTCACAACAACCTCGAAAGGGGCGACCGGTGAGGACAACGAAAAAACGCCCGGCTCCATATGTGTGGATGTCCGGGTTTTTTGCTTGTCCCGGGCCGGTAGTGTAGATGGCTCCCGACACTAGACTCCTCCTCCAGGTTTTCCTAACGCGAGACGTGGCCGAGTTGCGCGCCATCGTTGCGAGCAAATTTGACCTAGTGCTGGCAGGCAAGAGTTCGCTGGTTTCCAGCTCCATCGACGGGGCGGCTTTCCAATTTAACGTGGGCGGCACACTCAGCCCGCTGGACGTTGTAATGCTGGCGCAGCAGGCGCTTAACTACAAAGCCGCAGGCATTTCCGCGCCGGTGCGCAGGACTCAGGCGTATTTTATATGAGCCTTCTCGACCGCATTAAAACTTTCATGGGCGGTGGCGCGCCAAAGGTAAGTGCTAACAACGGAGGAGCCTACCGCAGGCAGCGCCTTGTGGAGGGCGGCGTGTGGGGCGAACCGTGGTGGAGGAACCACACCCAGAGCATTTCCAAGGAACTGACCGTGGGCGAGTGGCGCACGGTCAATTCGGCGGCTCGGAAATTGTACTGGAACAACGGCATGGTCAACGCGGCGATCGACCAGAAGTCGATGCTGTCCGTGGGGATGGCGATGCGTCCGATCTTCACCGGCGCTGACCGCGAGTGGGGCAAGGTCGCCGAGGCCGTCCTGCTCGACTGGTATCAAATTTGCTATCTTGACGGCAAAAGTTGGTGGGAGGGGCTGCGGCTGGAGTCTACCGCTATTGATCGTGAGGGCGACCTGCTCACGATCCTGACAACCAGCACGAGCGGCTATCCGCAACTCCAGCAGGTGCCGTGGCACCAGATTGGCAGTCGTGGCGACGAGGGGCTGCTGACCACGGGCCGATACGCAGGGCTCAAAATCTACAACGGCGTTATCCTGTCCAAAACCAACCGCCCAATAGCTTACCGCGTCCTTGGGGAGGACCAGAGCGGCGCTGATGACCGCGACATCCCAGCCCAGGCGTGCATGCTGACGATGGACCCGCGCGAGGTGGACCAGGTCCGGGGGATCTCGGCGTTTGCTCCCGCGATCCGCGACCTGATGAGCCTCAAAGATTTGGGCGACGACATCCAGTCCGCATCCCGCATGGCCGCAAAGATTGGGCTGCTGGTGACCAACCAGCAAGGCATGGCTGACGCCAGCGACGCGTACCAGGCGCTGACCGAGACCGCTGCGGGCAACTGCTCGCCGGGGCTGCGGTACACTCCGATGCAAGGCGGCCGCATAGAGTACCTGACCGCCAACGCTGGCGAGAGCATCAATCAGATTGACGCCAAAATCCCGACCGAGGCGCAGGACCGCCTACAGGAGCGGCTCATCCGCAACGCACTACTGGCCGCGCAATGGCCGCCTGAGTTTGGGTGGGACATGAGCAAATTGGGAGGCGCATCCGCTCGTATCATCCTGGAGCAGGTCAACCGAATTACGTCCGAGCGGCACGCGTACCTATCAGCATTTTGCAAACGCCGGTGCGCCTACGCCGTGGCAAATTTTGTGAAACTCGGCATCCTCCCGCCCTACACAGGCGCAGACGCCTCCCGAGGTGGCGCTTACCAGTTTCGTTTTACGGAGCCCGCCCGACTCACGGCCGACAGCGGCTACGCCAGCCGCGACGCCATCGAGGCGTACCGCGCAGGGATGCGCAGTATGACCGACATCCTAGCGTCGGGCTCTAAAACCCTGGAGGAGCACCTCGACGAGGTGGAGCGCGAGGAGCTTGAGATCAACAAGCGCGTCCAACGCTCAGGACTCAGCCGCGACGTGTTTGGCTTGCTCACCCCCAACGGCAACCCGCCGACAACCGCCCTCACCGAATGAAGTTCCAGCGCGTCATCGAGCAAGTTTTCTACCGTCCCTGGCTCATCACTCCCGGCGGCTACGCAGCAGTCCGGCAGCTGGTGGAGGGCCGACTGGTCCGCGCTGGTGGCGACGACTATGAGAAGATGGCCGGCATGATGAACAAGCGCAAGGAGATGGAGATCGACGGGCAGGGGATTGCTCACATCTGCATCGACGGCACTCTTGCCAAAGGAATTTCCGCGCTAGAAGCGTGCTGCGGCGCGTGGGATTACGAATGGATCAGCGAGGACATCGAGGAGGCCGTAGAGGCCAACGTGCGCGGGATCATGCTGATGATTAACTCGCCCGGGGGCAACTGCACCGGCTGCTCCGAGGTGGTGGATCTCATCCAAGCGCTCAAAGTGCCCATCGTTGCCTACTCAAACGATACGGCGTGCTCTGCCGCGTACAACATCGCTGTCAGTTGCGACCGGCTCATTGGCTCTGTGGGATCCACTTGGGGCAGCATCGGCACAATCATTCCCTGGCTGGACCAGTCCGCAGCCTACGAGGCGCAGGGACTTAGCTGGGAGCCTATTACGTCGGGGCCGCTTAAAGGCGCAGGCATGGGGCCGTCGCTAAGTCCCGCCCAGCGCGCTAGTTTGCAACAGCTCGTGGACGACAGTTTTGAGCAGTTCCGCGACAACGTGCTTCGCAACCGGCGCGTGGCCGACGAGTACATGACAGGAGCCGCTTACCTTGCGCCGCGCGCCAAGCTGGGCAACCTTATCGACGAAGTCGGCACGGAAGAGCTTGCTTATCAAGCTTTGCTTGGTATGGTGGGTGCTTAGGGTTTTTGGGTTTAACGTCTCTTGCCCGCACCGGGTTTGGTTTCCCGGTGCGGGCTTTTACTTGTCCCGGCGCGGTAGTGTAGATGGACCTACTACCCAACACCCTGACCGACGCGCTGGCCGCGCTCTCTGCCGCGCAGGCAGATGTAAGCGCGCTCAACGCACTGAGCGCTGAGCACACCGCACTGGTGGCAACCTTTGACGCGCTCAAATGCCGCGCCGTGGAACTGTCCGCAGCGCTGGACCTTGCAAACGCAAGCAATCTTGATCTGGCCGCAGCACTCGACGCCGTAAAAGCGTCTGAGTCTGACGCCGCAGCGAAGGCCAACGCCATCGTCGCAAATCTGGGAGTCGCTCCCGTTGCAATCCACTCCGAGCAGGCAACTGCACCTAAGACTCAAAATGAGCTTTGGGCGCACTACGGCACGCTTGGGTTTAATGAGCGCAACGCGTTCTTCCAGGCAAACAAAAAGCAGATGCAGCTCTCCTAACTCAAACTAAAATAATCATATGGCACTCAATGGCAATTTTTTACAGCAGATCTCGCAGCAGTCATTGGCATTTTTGGCAAATGCTTTTGCTCCTCTCCGGGGCATCACAACGGATTTCTCTACTGACATTGCGTCGGCTGGGCAATCCGTAACAACTCGGTTTGCTACGGTCCCGTCCGTGGTTGACATCACTTCGGTGGGCTACGCTCCCGCTGCTGGTAACACGACCGCCCGCACAATTACGCTGGACCAGCACCAAGGTGTAACGCTTGGGTTCACGGACATTGACGTACTACAGTCTTCAATCAACTTTGAACGTCTTTTCCTTGCACCTATGGTGCAGGCACTTGGCGCACATGTGTTTGGCGATATTTGGAATTTGGTGACCGCTGCAAATTTTGCTGCGACTCCGCTTACCTCCAGCGCCGCAAACTTTGACCGGCAGGATGTAATCGACTTGGGCGCACAGCTTACCAGCAGCCTCCAGGCTCCCAAGATGGGCCGTTCGGTCATTCTCAACCCGACGTACTACGCTTCGTTGCTCAAGACGTTCATCTCTGCGGAAATCCCCGGCATTCCTGGGTTTAAGGCAGACGGCACGGTCCCGCGTGTTACCGGATTTGACATCTACGAGTCCGACCTCTGCAACGACAACAGCGAAGCACTGGCAGGGTTTGCGCTTCATTCCTCCGCGCTCATCATGGCCGCTCGCCGTGTGAACCCGGAAGCCGCTTTGCAGGACTCGATTGAAATCGCTGAAGTTGTGGTTCCCGATCTTGGGCTACCAGTGACCTTCCGTCGTTACTATGACCGCGCGCTGGGCAAGACCTGCATCAACGTGTCTGTAATCTACGGCGTTGCCAAAGGAACTGGCATGGGCGTCCGCATCGTCACTCCTTAAAGATCCCCTCCAAAGAGCCGGGGTTCCCCTCACGGGGGGCTCCGGCTTTTTACCGATTATCCCAAAATGAAAATCTCTCTCGTCCTCGAAGACCTCGGC